AATTTCGAGAAACTGTATGGCAAAGATTCTGGTCGGAATATACGTTCTTAAATGTTTGAAGACAGGGAGACGCTAATGAAAGTCCGCATGATAGACCCGCCATCAGGCTGGAAATACGGTTTCCCCAAAGTTTTCCCCGAGGGCGTAGATGACGCAGCCGAGTGGCTTGTAGCCAACGGCTACCCGCAGTGGGAGATCGACGCGTGCGGCGCGCACTTTTACGTTAGCGTATGGGAAGAAGAGCGAGACGACCCTGAGGAAGAGGCTATCATTGTCCTCGAACTCACCAAGCGTGAGGCCGATGCCGTTCTCGAACTTGTATGCACCGTGAGCTGGGACAACGGAGACTACGGCGCTGAGATGCAGAACATCTGCCGTGCGCTCGAAAAAGTACTTCCTCACAACGAATGCTTTGCCCGAGCAAAAACTTGGTTCGGAGATCTTGAAGTTGGGCAAGTGTTTCTGGTTGAAGATAAGTAATTGGGGCAGTAGTTCAGCGGGAGAACGTCGCCTTTGCAAGGCGGATGTCGCGAGTTCGATCCTCGCCTGCTCCACCATTTACTAAGCGCAGTTTCTAAGCTAAAATTCGCAATCACCATTCTCTTGGGTAAACACCCATGCGGTCGCTTGCAGAAATCGAGGAACAAAACACAGCTGTCGCTGAGCGTATGGCTGAGATCTTCCTTGAGATACAACGCGGATTTGTCGGTCGAGAAGACGTTGCTGCCGAATACGCTGAAGAGTTAGCCCTTTTACTACATGAACAAAAGGCTTTACAGGTATCTCTCGTTTACTTCCGGGAAACAGCTTCGAACTTATTGTCGGCCGATTGTTCGGGTCCACACTAATGCGTAGGCTCGTCAGTTTTATTTTGATAAATTTGGTCTGCGCGATTTTGTGGATTATCTGGAAGATCGAGACTTGTCAGGAACAGAAGCGTAACGGAACAAAGTTCTGAAGCGCAAAAGGAATTTGAGTTATGGAAGACATCGACGATCCGAGATTCATCCGCCAGCCCGAGGACGAAAAGCCTGCGGAGCCCGGCTCGGAGATAGTCGATCTGGGCGACTTAGAACTTGTTAAGTTGAAGCCAGACGCATTGGTCGTAGACCTCCCAGACGGCTCGATTTCGATCAATTTCGGTCCATTTGGTATAGCGCCAGCTGATGAGGCCAGCGACCATGACGCCAATCTAGCGCAGCATGTCTCGCCCGGAACGCTGGGCGCTATCTCTGACGATTTAATTCGTTTTATCACTGACGATATTCAACGACAAGACAGGAAACTAGCCGATATCGTTAAAGGGCTTGATTTGCTTGGTATCGTACTTGAGGAGCCTAAATCAGAACCCTCGGCTGAAGGTATCTCGGTCGTCAAGCATCCTCTGCTTCTCGAGGCTGTGCTTCGCTTTCAGGCGAATGCGCGTGGCGAGTTGCTCCCGAGCGATGGCCCGGTAAAAGTCGCCAATGAGGGCGACGGAACAGTTCAGCTTGACGCTCAGGCAAATCAGCTTGAGCAGGATTTCAATTTCTATTTGACATCTACGGCGAAAGAATACGTTCCAGACTTCGACCGAATGCTGTTCTCGCTGGGCCTTGTCGGCGAAGCATATCGTAAAATCTATTGGCATCCGCTAAAGCGTCGACCGGTCGCTGAGACTATCGACCGTAAGGACATCATCCTTTCTGACGGTGCTGTATCGCTGGAGGCTTGCTCGCGAATTACACACCGCAGCCGCATGCGTCCGAGCATTGTTAAACAGATGCAGCTGGCTGGCGCTTGGCGTGACGTGCCGTTGACAAGCGGCGTGTATTCACCGGACTTGAACATTGTTGACAGAAAGCTGGACGACATCGCTGGCGTGATGCCAAAGCTTTCTATCGGCGGTCAGGACGAACAGGATCGCGAGATCTACGAGTGCTATTGCGAGCTCGACCTTGAGGGCTTTGAGCACGAGGAGGACGGCGAGAAGACAGGACTGCCGCTTCCGTATCGCGTGACGATTGATAAGGACAGTCGCGAGATCCTCGAGATTCGCCGCTGGTGGCAAGAGGGCGACAAAAGTTACGTCCGACAGGAAGTGTTCGTGGAGTATGTGTTCGTCCCAGCGTATCCCGGAACGAACCTTGGCTTCCTTCAGATCCTTGGCAACGCGAGCCGCGCGCTGACTGCTGCGTGGCGAATCGCGATTGACGCGGGGATGCTCGGAAACTTTCCGGGCGGAATCATGGCGAGGTCCACAGGTAAACAACAACAAACTAATATACGCGTGGGCCCCGGACAGGTTGCGCCAATCGACGTTGACGGCGTCCCGCTCAACCAAGCGTTCATGCCTCTCCCTTACAAAGGCGTTGACGCAGGTTTCGTCGCCATTATCCAGAACGTTGAACAGACAGCGCAGCGTCTTGGCGGAACGGCTGAGACAGCTGTGGGCGAAGGTCGCAATGATGCGCCAGTAGGCACAACAATTGCGATGATCGAGCAGAGCACGAAGGTGATTAGTGCTGTTCATAAGCGCCTTCATACTGCGCAGTCTAAAGAGTTCGAGTTGCTGAAGCAGCTGTTTATACGCGATCCTGAATCGCTTTGGCGTTCGAATAAGAACCCAAAATTTCAGCAGGATGTGTATGAGTTGCAGCAGGCGCTCGAGAACAAGAACCTCGTACCGCGTGCCGACCCGAATACATCCTCTCAGACTCTTCGCATTCAGAAGGGTATAGCTCTTTATACGCTTGCTTCCCAGAATCCATCAGCGTTTGATCAGAAGGAAGTTTACAAGCGCTTGTTGAATATGCTGGACATCGACGACGCCGATGCGTTGTTCTCGAAGGCACCCCCCGGACCGCCGCCTGTCGATGAGACAAAGATGATGCAGGCCAAAGCCGCCTTGATGAAATCACAAGCGGCTATGATAGACTCATCGGTAAAAGCACAATCTTCGCAGGGCGACATGTCGCTCAAGATGGCTCAGCTTCAAACTCAGAATATCGCGGAATTGAACAAGAAAGAAGCTCTGAAGATTGATGCGCGTAACCATGCTGCGGATCGTCAGTCTAAGTTACAATTAGAGGGTCTTCGCCTCAAACAAACCGAGATGGTGCATAAGGACAAACTCAAGCACGACGCTAGTCAGAACCTGCTGAACCTCGGCGCTCAGCATACGTTGAAGGGCCTTGACCTCGGGCACCAGCGCCAGCTGAAGGGCTTTGACCTGATGCACGCGATGCAGACTAAGGGCCTCGACATCGATCACGCACGCGAGCAGAACGCGATGCAGATGGCACAGAGCGAGAATCAGTCTGCGGCTCAGCGTTTGCACGAGCAGGCCATGGCGCAGCGTCAAAGCGATGCCGCACGCGAAGCGCAGTTTATGAAGTCTGAAGGCGAGAAAGAATGAGCGACGACGTCCGAAGCAAGCGTGAACCGCAGCTCACCGAGTATCGCCCGACGCTTAAAGAGCGAATCGCGAATACGTTCATGGGCGATAGCCGCCCGTCACCGGAGCGGCGACAGTTCGCACAGGGTTTGGCTGACCTTGCGTATTATGCGCCGGGAGTTGGCGAGGCGATAGCTGGCGACGCGCTGGGACGGGGTATTGCATCGGGAGATTACGCGGCGGCAGCGAAGGCCGCTGCTGGGGTTATTCCGGGAACAGGCAAAGCGGTAACGAGCCGTTTACCAAAGGCATTCGGCGGACAGTCTTACGCAAGCGAGATGATGGCGGTTGGGGCGAAAGGCGGCGGGCGGATTAACACGACGATTGACCGCGACCCTGACTGGAATATGGGACTTGCCGAAGGCGGCGAAGTCGAGAACGCATTGCGTATTGCCGAACGGGCAAAAGGCGGCGGCGCGTGGACGCGCAAGGAGGGGCAGAACCCCGAGGGCGGATTGAACGCGAAGGGTAGAGCGGCGGCTAAGGCCGAGGGGCATAACCTGAAGCCTCCGGCCCCGCACCCGAAGAACGAGAAGGACGCGGGACGCCGCAAGAGTTTCTGTGCACGTATGTCAGGAATGAAGAAGCGGTTGACGAGCGCCGAGACAGCACGAGACCCGGACAGCCGAATTAATAAGTCATTGCGGGCATGGAACTGTCATGCTGACGGTGGCGAAGTGTGGGATAAGCCCAGACCGAAACATATCGGAAAGCCGAAAAAACTTTCCGATACGGAACGCGCGAGCGCCAAAGCAGCAGCGAAGAAGGCCGGACGCCCGTATCCGAATCTTGTTGACAATATGCGAGCGGCACGAGCTGATGGCGGCGAAGTCGAAGACGCGCTGCGAATTGCTCAGCGCCCGATGAAGCCTGTGCGGTTTCATCAGACGCTGGCGCGTACGGGATACGCAGAAGGCGGCGAGCCAGAGGTCGAAGAGGTCGTTGAGACGCCGGTAGAAGAAGTTGTTGAAACGCCTGTCGAAGCAGTTGCCGAAGCTCCGGTCGAAGAAGTCGTCGAGACACCTACTGAAGAAGCCCCGGAGGACGTCGAGGAGACGCCGAAGTACGAGCGCCTCACGCACCCCGACGGATTCTACAGCCGCGCTCACGAGGTCGCTAACGGCCTCCCTGAAGGCTCTTTAAATTGGGCACGCATGCGCCGTATCATGCTGGAGCACCCAGAGCTGCTCGAGGAAGAGATGGAGGCGTCTGGCCTTCACTCGGATGCATTCGACGACGAGCATAAGCTAACGAAAGCGGATATTGCGCGGATTATCGAAGAACACTTTCCGCGCATGAAAGACGAAGAGTTGCCGGAAGAGTAATTCTAAGTTATACTGTCTGGGCAGATTTCAAACGCTCCGCGCCGGAGCGCGCAATAATTGCTGAATCGTTGGCCACGATTCGGCCGGAACATTGTGGACGCGCCATATATCGTTCCATATTCTCCTATAGGATTGAAGATATGGCACATGAATATTCTAAGGATGCTAAAGCGTCCCATGACAGAAAGTTGAAAAGCTACGGTGGCGAGTCCTCCGGCAAAGCCACGAACTTTGCGGGATTCCCTGCACTCAACACTAATGTTTCTGCGGGTCGTCAACCTCTCAACTCCTCCAAATACATCCCGCCGGAAGTAACGCCCGAGCGCACAGCTCGTAAAAAAGGTGGTAAAGTTACGGGGGCGACCAGCCTCAAACGCCTAGATAAACCCCCGCGTAAGGGTAAATCCTTTGCCTCTGGCGCTGGTAAAGCGCCGATGAAGGGCTCTGCCCAGCGCGAGGATCAGATTCCGTCGGGAACGACCGAGCAGGAAGAATTTGATCCGCAGACACGTTTTGACCCCGGCGAAATGAATCCGACGTCAGTTCGTAAAAAAGGCGGACGTGTCCAGCAGGACTATGAGGATCGTTCGCATGAATCTACAGGCAAGATGGCGCGCAAGACCTCGAAAGCTTGTGGCGGTATGGCCAAGGGCGGAATGACCAAGCACGAAGATGAAGCGGCGGATCGCGCGCTCATCAAGAAGATGGTAAAGCCGCAGGATCTGACGGGTAAGAAGTCTGGTGGTCGCGCGTGTCGCGCTGACGGCGGCATGCTAACAAAACCGTATAACGCTCAGGGCTCGAACGTTCTGAAAGAAACGCGAGAGAACTCGGTCGATGGTCGCCCGGCCAAGGCTGCTGGCGGTGCGTTCTCTGACTATATGGGCGGTGGCGATGACGGTGCGGAAGGAAAGAGCAGCAGCCGTAAAGGCCCTTCAAAAAGCGTCGTAAACGTTATGATCGGCCAGCCGCAGGCTCAGCAGGGTATTAACCCGATGGCTCTGGCCGCTTTGGCTGGTGCTGGCGGCCCGGGAGCTGGTGCTCCGCCTGCAGCACCTCCGATGGCCCCCCCGGCAGCACCTCCGATGGCCCCCCCGGCGATGGGCGGTATGCCGCCGTCAACGCCCCCGATGCCCGGCCCGCAGGGCGGACCTCCTATGCCGCGGGCCACAGGTGGCCGCACTTTCTCGGACATCAAGGTCAGCAAGCCGAAGATTAAAGACGGCTATCCGGCTTTGACTGGCGGAAGCGGGGGCGGACGTGGACGACGCGAAAAGATTCTCGCTTATGGCGATGAACAGGAATAATTAAATTTAAAATACAAGGATGGACAGAGACCCGTCAGAAATGGCGGGTCTTTTTTATTTGCTTAAACAATTAAAATGGGCTATAAATTTAGGCGAGCACTCTGCGCGCGGGAAAGATCGCACAGAGTGCTCTAACCAAACACTCGGAAAGGAAAGAACGAGCGATGGCTTTGCAGAGCATACTTAACACTGTTGAAGAAATCAAGGTTGATAAATATAGCTGCGGAATTTACCGAATTGTAAATATTCGGACGGGTGACATGTATATTGGGTCAACGAATAATTTTGACAGAAGAAAAGGAGAACATTTTACGAATTTAGAACGAGGTAAGCACAACGATAATTTGCAACCCGCTTATGACGGCGAAGAAAATAAACAAATTTTTGTATTTGAACCGGTAGCGATTTACCCAGAAGATTTACTAAAAGCAATTGAGCAGCATTTTTTAGACGTTTTACAACCTGCCTATAATGTATCAAAATCCTCGACGTCTCCAAAAGGTCGCGTATGGACGAAAGAAGCGCGCGAAGAACACGGAGAGATTGTAACAAATTTACAACGCGGCAAAATTCCGTACCAATTGCACACACCACAAGCACGAGCCAAAAGCTCGGCTACGAAATCCGCAAGAATGAAAGGTAAACTACCCGTTCAAATGCATACGGCTACTGCTCGAAAGAAAGCCGCTGAAACGAATTCAAAAGTAAAAAAAGGCGTACATACCCCGTGCCCCCAATTACACACACCGCAAACGGTCGCGAAACGAGCGGCGACGCATTCTTTACAAAGAAAAGGTATTGTCGTTCCGCGCCTTAATTCTCCGGAAGCCATGGAGAAAAAACGAGCAACGATGAAGGCTAATCTACAACATCGAATTACGTGTTCTTGGTATTGCACAATAATGAAATGGACGAGATACTGGGGGTCCTAATAGTTTAGATAGCTGTAAATTCTGTTACGCAAAGGGTTAATTTAATGCAATCTTTAGATTTAAAACTTTATAAGTTAATAGAACAAGAGATAGGCGAACGTTTGGAAAAACACGCCGCAGAAATTGTAACGGGGCGCGCGACCTCGTACGATGACTATAGACACCGCGTAGGTGTCATAAAAGGTTTGAGAGAAGCTCTCTCAATTGCGGAAGAGGCTAACCGCGAAGCAATTGGTCTCGAAGATAGAGAAAGGTGAGCGACATGCCGTCAGCTCTAATGTTACATGACGAAGATCCCCGCGAGGCTCTTCTGAAGAAAGCCGGTGATCTTAGCGGCGTTGAAGTTCTGGGATCAGATGTTTTATTGTTAACTTATATGCGGCCTGAGCGCACGCGTTCGGGCATCCTTCTTACTGATAATTTACGTCAGGAAGACGCATATCAGGGTAAGTGCTTCCTAGTCGGTAAGCTCGGTCCGCTCGCTTTTGTTGATGAGAATGGCGAGAAATTCCGCGACATTAAAGAAGGCGACTGGGTCGCCGCTCGCGCTTCGGATGGACTCGCGCTCACGCTAAACCCGTTAAACAGCGTTTCGTCTTCGGACGCCGTTCCCTGTCGTATAATTCAGGACATTAACATTCGTCTGCGTTTGTCCGCGCCGGACCTCGTATACTAACGTAGGGTGCTCCTATGACTATTGAAGATGATGATGCCCAGACGAAAGCCGTCGAAGTCACGTTGCCCGACGAGAGTAACGTCACCGAGATTGAACTCGACGATAAAAAGGCTACGATCACGGAAGACGAGCCGAAGGTTGAAGCAAAGCGCGAACCCGAACCTGAGTCGAAGCGCGAAGAAACTCCAGCCCCTGTCGTAGACGAACGCGAAAAAGCTCTGGCTGATTTGCGGCGGCAATACGAACATCAGAAAAAAGTTGCGACGGCGGAGCGCGAAGCCCGTAAAAAAGCTGAAGAATACGCTCACCATCAGGCGCAGCAGGTTTACTCGGCTAAGAATGAAATATCCGAGAACCAATTGCGCGTAATCGCGAATGCAATCGACGCCACCGAGGCCGCCGCCGCGGCTGCTGAACGAGACTACTCCGACGCAATGTCGTCAGGCGACTATAATGCAGCAGCCAAAGCCCAGCGTCAGATGGCTCAAGCCGAAGCGCAGCTCCTTCAGCTCCAAAATGGCAAACAGCGGCTCGAAGAGACGCTTCAACCGGTAGAGGGGCGCGTAAATACGCCTGAAATGCCGCGTTTTGAGCCGCAAATTCAGCCGGATCCGGTTGAAATGTACGCTGAACGGCTCACACCGAAGTCTGCAGCGTGGTTGCGGTCGCACCCGGAGGCCGTTGATAAGATCGGACGCCTTACAAGAGCTCATCAGGACGCCCTTGAAGACGGTATTGAGGCAGAATCTTCGGACTATTTCGCTTACATCGAGCAAAGATTGGGTATTTCTAAGCCGGTTTATCACGAACCGGAGCCTGTTCGGGAAGAAACACCACGTGTTGCGCCTAAAAAATCGGTTGCATCCGCGCCTGTTTCGCAAAATAGCTCCATGTCGCCGCGTTCGAACGGTCAAAGCAATACAATGACGCTTTCTTCGGCTGAAGTTGAGATGGCTCTGCTATCTGAACCGGAATTATCGCGCGAAAAGGCCATCGAGACCTATGCTCGAAACAAAGCTTACCTGATTAAACAAGGGAAGCTATCGGCATGAGCGAGAAAATCGACCTTCGAACGAAAGAAGGCCGCGCGCTTGCGGCTAAATCAACAGGGGATGCTCCCGTTATGACTGATACACCTAAAAAAGAGTCCGCAGCAGACTCTCGCGCTCGCGCTGAGGCGCGTATTCGCGAGCTACGTAACAACCCTGACCTTGCGCAAGGGGCCGAACGTGATAAATATTGGGCTCCCCCACCTCCGGACGGGTGGTCATACCAGTGGAAGCTGAAATCTGTCATGGGTCAGGACGATATCGACCGTATTCGACAGAACGAATTGAATGGCTGGACGCCGGTCCCGCTTTCGCGTCATCCTGAGTTAATGCCCAAGGGCTGGAAGGGCGAAGTTATAGAGGTCGGCGGATTAATACTATCTGAGCGTCCGCAGATTTTCACTGACGAGGCCCGTGAAGATGAGCGCCGCGCCGCACGCGAGGCCGTTTTGACCAAAGAAATGCAGATGAAGGAAGGACGCTCCGGCGACCTTGGTCGTCGGCAGGTCAATCGGTTCAGTAAGTCTTATTCGGCGATTGACGTACCGAACGAATAAGAGGTTTTATAACGGGGCTTTACTTAATTGCAGAGCCCCGCTATAATCAGCTTCGATATCTTTGCATATGTTTCTGTTTAGACGACGTCAAACGCGCTGTGCGACTAAAATCTAAATAAAACATTGCGAAAATTTAAGCCTTGTGACATGGTCCGAGGCTTTTATTATAGCGGTTCGCGCCGAACTGCTCTCAAATATACCCTGTCTGTTTCTGCCACGCGCTGTTGCGGTTAACGACATTCTCCATCTATGAAAGGAGAAGCCGTGGCTAACAATTTCGCCCCGACTGGCTTCGCTCCCGTTAATACGTCGCTTGGCGCGGCGATTAACTGGAAACTGTCTACCCGCCGCATCAGCGCGGCGAACGCTACCCCCATCTTCAAAGGTGATGCTGTTACCCCGGTTCTTCCGGCGAGCGGCTACATCACGCAGGCGACAAATACGTCTACCCTGACTGCTCCGCTTGCGGGCATTTTCTGGGGTTGTCAGTATCTGTCTACTTCGCAGAAGCGCATTGTTTGGTCGTCTTATTGGCCGGGCGCGGATGCAACTGGTGACGTCACTGCGTATGTCTATGACGATCCGACAGCCCGCTTCATGGTCCAGACCTCGGGCGCCGGCTTCCAGATTA